GAAGAGGCTTTCCAAATCGAGAGAGAAACTGACTTTGACAAACTTGACCTTTCCATTCGTGGAACTTTACCTGAACCTCTGTACTATCAAATCATTTTAACACTTAACCCATAAAACTTTGTGGCTTCATATCGTGAGATATGTCGAAAACTCTTCTAATTCAGGGGAACCCTCAAGTAGGCAATCCTGAGCGAAGCCTATCTTAGATAGGAACGTGCAACGACCATCCCTTAATGGGAGTACACTCAAGTGAGTGGAAATGGAGAGAAACTGCTAAGTATGCAGTTTGTGATATGGTCTGAACTATATAGCGATATATAGCAGTTCTTTTCTCTTATTTCTTTTTTACCCCACTTTGTTAATCAATTAACTTAGTGCAAAAGGATAAGAGATTAGAACGCATAAAGCGTAACGAACTTTATGGAACATAATTGGGAGCGATAAGTGGTGGGGCAAGAGGAGGTTCTTTGATGGCTCACCTCATTTAACCACAGCCTTAACCAGAAACTACTATCATAATGAATTTAATGACCCCCAGTTCTTAGAGATTATGGAAGATATGAAAAAGAACTTCCCTATGCGTTATAGAATTGAAGGAATGGGGGAATGGGGAGTTTCTGAAGGAATCATCTATCAGCAATATGGAATGGATGGTGGAGACACTGGTTGGTTAGTAGATAACTACAACCGTAATCGATACTTACAGTTGGCTTATAATCCAGAAGAGAAAGATTATCGTTTGTTTGCTGGCTTAGACTTAGGGTTTGTAGACCCCACAGCTTTTGTAGCAGGGGTAGCTCATGAACCTTCCAGAACCCTTTATGTGGGTTGGGAGTATTATAAGTCTGGTGCCTCAAACCAGCAGATTGTAGATGCCATCACTCATTTAGGATTCAAGGATGCTCCTATTTATGCAGATAGTGCTGACAGTAGAAGTATCAATGAATTATATTTATTAGGCTTAAGTAGTATTTATCCAGTAAAGAAGGGTGCAGATAGTGTGCTCAACGGGATTCGTAAATTGCAAGACTATCGGATAGTGATTCATCCTGAGTGCCATAATGTACAGTTAGAGATTAGTAACTATGCATGGCAGAAGGATAGTCAGACAGACCAAATGAAGGAGAAACCTGCTCATGACTTTTCACATAGCATGGATGCTCTAAGGTATGGTACACAAGATGTTTGTAGAGATACCTTCTTGTTTGGTTCTAAGAATCCTAAGAAAATGGTTACTGGATTTACTTACTAATTAGCCTTTTGTATCAAATAACTTGCCTCATAGAGGGGAGTTATTCATCACTCAAGAGAAATAGGAGGTGGAATATGCCTTATTCAGATAACTCTTCTATTACCCCTGATATTACACGATATTTGGGGCAAATTCCTGGGTTACATAGCTTAGGGATGTCTGAACTAAGTGCCATGCGGTATTTGCAGTCCGTAATTGGTGCGGATTCTTTAGAAGAAGCTGATGTAGAGAAGGTTATGGTTGAGTTGAAAGACCAAACTGAATTTATTGAAGCTGAGATTGCAGAGTGGGAAAATAGTGAAGTAAGGGGAGAGATGCTGCGTTCCTTAGATTACTATAAAAATAATACCCCAGCAAAAGATTTCAAAAGGAAATATATCAATCAAGATGGCTTGTTAGAAGAAGATTCCAGAATGCATAATGCCAGATTGAACCATCCTTTGATGAGAAAGATTGTGAATCAAAAAACAAACTATGCCTTGTCTAAACCCTTTAGTATTACGACAGAATCTAATTTAGATAGTTCTGGGCAAAAGAAAAAGGGTGAGGATGCTGAAGTAGTCAAGGAATTGATTACAGAACTAAACAATAACTACTTCACTAATGAGTTTAAGAGAGACCTAAAGGACATCGGTAGAGAAGCTGTCATTAAGGGTTTATGCTGGGTCTATGTAAATTACAATGAAGAAGGGAAGTTGCAGTTACGAAGTGTACCTGCTGAGAAGGTGATTCCTTTCTGGGCAGATGAAGAGAAAAAGACGTTAGATGCTCTTATCTATTACTATACTGTTCATAAGTATGAAAGAAGTCAAAAGACAAATAAATTAGAGAAAAGAGAAGTATTGAAGATTCTTTATTTTACCCCTAAAGGGATTTTTCATTATGAAAGAAATGATGATGGGGTTGTAGCAGACCCTGATGAACCATCCTTTTTTGAACCCCACTTTAAGGTGGTAAATGAAGAACAAGAAACAATAGATATGGCTTGGGAGAGAATCCCTTGGATTGCCTTTAGAGATAATAAGTATGAACTACCTATGATATCTCTTATTGGAAATCTGTTAGATGAATATGATGCCGTTACTTCTACAATCGTAAATATCTTAGTTGATATTCCTAACTCCATTAAGGTCATTAAGAACTACATGGGAACTGACCCTGAAGCCTTTACGGAGTTTGTATCTAAATATCGAACCATCTTCATTAGAGATGATGGGGATGCCCATTCCTTAGAAACGAAGTTTGATATTAAGTCTTTTGAGGAGACCCTAAATCGACTCAGGAAAGATATTTATGAAGGCTCAAGTACAGTAGATACACAAGAGGCTTCCTTAGGGAATGCTTCTGGGGTGGCTCTAAAGTTCCGTTATGCAGACTTGGACACAGCCACAGATGATTTAATTAGTGAATTTCTTACCTCCATGGATAAAGTGATTTGGTTTATTCTCCATGATATTAAAAGGAGAACAGGGAATGACTACTCGAATATTCAATATCGTATCTTGTTTAGAAAAGACTTAATTATTGATGAAGAGGTAGCTGTCCTGAATGCTCAGAGAAGTGCTGGAATACTGTCTGAGAGAACCAACCTTGCTAACCATCCCTATGTTGAAAATGTAGAGGAAGAGTTGGAATATAAGGAGGAAGAGAGAATTAAACAATTGGAAGATATGATGGAGCAGATGAAAGAAATCCAGAAGGTTGACCCATCTCTTTCTCCTCCCAATGATTTAGGGGATAAGGGTGTGACACAGAAGAACTTTACAAACGACCAATATCCTTCCAGAAGTAGAACTGCTATTGACAAGGAGAGGAATAGTAGGACTGTAAATCAAGTATCACGCCAAAAGAGTCTTGAAAATAAGAGGTAGCATAAAATAGAGAGGAGGTAGAGTACAATGGAATCCGATTACAGAGAAATTATTGAGAAGTATCCAGTTGTACAGTTGATGTTAAATAATGAACAAAGAATAGAGCCTCTTTTAACTGCTACCGATAGAGCGGTAAAGAAATGTAGTGATAAATTAGTTAGGCTTTATCGTGAGTTCAAAGGAATTATTTCTGACTTCCCTAAGGATGCAACCACTGGAAATGTTGAGGTAAATTTTAAGGAGCAGTATGTTCCCTTAGATGTGATTTTAGATATGCGAACCAGAATCCGCCATTTGCCCAGAACAGAATTGAGAGGTTTAACTCAATTGGTACGCTCTAATGAATATGTGACAAGGCTGAAAATGGAGCAATACATTGAGGTCATGATTTACATTGTCATTATTGAAGAGTTAGGTGTAACTTTTGGGGAGAGTGAAGAAACCATATTGGATAACTACACAGCTTCTTTAGGGGAGATTGTGGAATACTATGGTTTAGAAAGTGAAATCGATAGGAATTATGCTGTCATTTTGGATGCAGTGTTACCTAATGACAAAAGAAGTTTTGAAGATGCCTTAGATACTATGTACTATGGGGCAGTTGGAAGTATTGTTACCTCTACTATCAGGAGTTTGAATACCAATTACCCTTATCGTACCAGTGTAGAGGCAGTTCTTAAAGCCTTCCAGAATAATCACAAGGCTCATTTAGTATTAAGAAATAACTATGCCTTTAACCTTGCTATGAAAAATGGTGGGGAAAGAGGAGGAGTGGAGAAGTTTCGAGTGGTTGCTGTATTAGACAACAGAACTACTGAGTTCTGTAAGCATATTCATGGGAAAGAGTTCTTCATTTGGGAAGGTAAAGTAGGGGTGAATATTCCTCCCTTCCACTTTAATTGTAGAACAATTATGG